TCGTAATCAAACACTCCCATAGTTTACATAAATAACACCCATTATATATAACTAACTATACATAAATAAAGTATTTAATTTAAGTAATAAGCCGACGCATTATTTATGTTATTTACTTAAAAATGTCTTTAATTCCTTTTGGAATGGCTACAGTAGGGGTTGTTTTTGGCTCTTTTTGGCCTTCTTTAGGGCTTAAATTGGCTAAAACCCCCCCTATTCCGGCCTTATTAGCGGCGTATTCGACCAACATACTAGTCCAATCGCCATCTTTAGCAGCTTTTCTTATTGGATTCATTGGATCCAAATCTTTTCCTTTCTTCACCATCTGACCCACAGAACCAAAAAAAGAAGATTGGAAGTCTTCAAGTTTTCCGTGCATCCTATCTTCAATTTCATCTATAACGGGTTCAAGTCTAAAAATTAGCCACCCTTCTTCTTGCAGCTTTTCGTCCCAATGTTCAACAATCCATTGACGCAACATAAAACGATACATGATCAAGATTATGGCAATCTCTCCCACAAATAAATATATCAAATCGATATTCATGCTTGGTCCCACTGAGCTTGCGATATTGCTGAAGGTCTACTACAACCTTCATCTTTCATATTTTTAGCAATATATATGGTATTTAATCCAGCTTGTATTGTTTCAGTTTTTGTTAAGTTGCCTTTTTGAACTATACTTAGTATGTCAACTGCATCAAGTTCCCATCTAACACAACGGGTAAAAGTTTGGTTTCCTACTACCTCGGGCGTTTTTGGGTTGTTCCTAAATATTTTATTTCCAGCATCTAGAACAACATCTACAATTCCGCCTCCAGTTTTTTCCATAACGGTTTTTACTGCTTCTACAATTTCACCTTTCTTTTCTTCATACCAATCTTTCATCTCTTCTTTGAAAACATATGCTAACACCGCCGAACCTGCTATAACTGACGGAATACCCACTAGTATTGCGGTTGTTAGAGCACTAGAACCCCTTTCTTTAGTGATTAATTCGTCTAACGCTCTTTTTTGAACTGCTGTAATTTTACGCAGTTCGACCCCTTTAGGAATTGCGGTAATTGGCATTATAACCCGCGAAGTTGTTTTTTTACTCTTTCTGATTCTTTGTAAATTGCTACCTGTTCAGGGGCTATGTTAACAACTATCTTTTGGGCATCCCAACCTTCGGGATAGGTCAATGCTGTTAATGATTCACCAAAAGATGGTGAGGGAGCTTTTGAGGTTGAATTAGGAGTGCCAACGGTTTGTTTCAAAAGCTCCGTGATTAAGAATAATTCTACGATCATCTTTTCTTTCTTCCTGCGGGAGTTTTTCTAAATGCTACAGCCATCTTCTTTAAGTTTAATTTACCGCTACGGTATCTAAAGCGTGGTTTCTTACTGTTAGCCTTAACATATTTGTTCCATGCTGATAGTTTACGTTTACGACCACCTAAAGGTTTAGCATATGTATCACGGGGGATCACTTCTTCTAAACGTTCACCCTTACCCAATAGTCTCATTAAGTATGAAAGTTCTATCTCTACCTTAGGCATTATACAAGCCTCAAGTATGCAAAAGTAATGTCACTATTACCACCGCTATTATTCGTAACTTTAAATTGTAAAAGCTTTTGGTTTGCTAAGCGATCTAATCCAATATAAAATATATTCCATACGTCAGCCGTAAGTGCTTCTGATGATTCCAGTAATGATTGACCAAAACTAGAACCCGTAGGGTCGGTTAAACCTCTTAATGCTGAAGCTGCATTAACTGGCGTTAAATTAGCAAAAGTATTGGTATCTGGCCCCATAACTGCTTCCTGTGCAATATTCCCCCCTCGTGTTGGCTTATATGCAATAAATAGATTACTAAAACCCGTCATATCAATAAAATCTCGGTCGGCAGTTTGTGGGCATAATACAACGCCCCCATTAGGGACACCTTCGTGTGTTGCATCTATTCTAAATGTTTCGTCACTTGACTTAACGCCTTTCCAATCCCCTTTCTCATCTACAAACCCCGTATCTAATACAGGTTGTATATTTTGTGGAACTTTGATTGTCCCGTCTACTGTTGCGGACTGAACGCCCGCTTCTCGGGTTAAACTCCAAGGAGCATAACCAGTTCTTTCACTCATCTAAGCGAAAACTAGTGTAATACTTGCTTGAGCGCTTCCAACATCAGTGTCCATAGCTACTGCGACAGATACTTGGTTAGATCCGACAACAGGAATAGCCACGTCTAGCATCATTGGAGAGTTTGTCATGCCGTTAGATGCTGGTGTTCCATCTACGCCTTGACTTCCAATACAAATAGTTTCCTGACCTGACGAAAGACCGTCTCCAGACAACTGACATGCGAACGTAGCTGCACCATTGGTTGCACTATCTGTGGCGATAGATGCGACTATGCCAACTATTTGACTAGATCCAGATGGAACTTGAACACTTGCTGTTGTTGATTGTCCATATAAGCTATCTAAAGCTGTAAATGAATCGGCTGCTGTTATTGCCCCTTCTCGGGTTCTGTAGAATGCCATTTTTTTACCTCTATGCCTTTACTCGGATTGGGCCTAGTTTGGCCAAGGTTCCTGAAGTAAAACCTTTTGTTAAAGCCTTAGCGACAAAAGCTGCCCCTAGAGTGCCTATAATTTTATTTTTATTACCCATTATACTGGATTCTAATGAAGTTAAAGCGCCGCTTAGGTTTCCACCAAGTGCGGTTTGAACTGCTTTAGCTGCGCCCGTTGATTGAGCCAAACTAATAGCGGTGCCAGCTTCTATTGCTGATATATTAAATGATTTCTTTGCCCTACGTCTTGGGGCTTTACGTCTTGCTACCATAGGTAGCCAGTCTTATTCTTCTATTTAAGGTTGTCACGTGGTTGACCACATGCCCCGCACATCTTATAATCAGTCTTAAAGTCGGTTTCTTTGCACTTGAAATAGTAACCAATAGCCTGTTCTATTATCATAGAGTTAGTAAATTGCTTACCGCCAGTATAAAAAGAACTTCTTTGAAAGTGCTTTTTTAGATCGCTAACATATAATCTAGCTTTTGGAGTTAGTCTTATTGTTACTGTTTCCTTGTGTTCCCCTCTTTTTCTTCCCATCTTTCACCTCCTTTAATTCGTCGCATACTCTACCGTGTTCTTTTTTAAGTTTAGAGATTTCTTTAATCAGATCTCTATATGCTAATTCAGTAGCATACATTCGTTCACCGCAGTCATAAAGGTCTTGACTTAAGATATCGAATTTATACCAAGTTTTAGCGTCCCTTTGAAAATCCATTTTGATACTAAGTATTTCTTTAGCTGCACGAATTACCGTTCTAGCTTCAGGTGTATTGTATACTTTCCCGTTTCGATTTTTCAAAGACTTGATTGGTTCGTCATTCCCCATTGAACTCACTCATCTCCTTTCCTGCTTCTTTGTAATAATCATCTATAGATTTTTCTTCATTTATTTCTTTTGCTACACATTCTGGAAAAGCATACTTACACAATTTGATTAATGCATCTTCCCTAACGTTCTTATCATCACAATTTAGTAATGCTACCAAAGCTCTCACTTCGATTTCTTGCTGTTTTATTCTTTTTACCTCGTAATCAAACACTCCCATAGTTTACATAAATAACACCCATTATATATAACT